GGTGTTGAGTATGATTCTTCCAAGATCGGTCCTGTTGTGTATGGAGGAAAGGTTTATAAAGTATCAATCAACAACCAAGCGGTTCTAAGAAACTTAGAGTTTACACAACCACCAGAAATTATTGTTACTGGTTCTACCGACAGTGCTGGTGCTGCAGAAGTTCGCGCTGTTCTCGTTAGAAATGCTGTTACTACATATACACCTCAAAATGTAAAATCAATTGGAGGTTCATATGGATCTGGAGGTGGAAACAAGTTCAGTGCAGATCTAGTAGTTGATGATCAAAACTTTGCCAATATTACTGCTGTAACTGACTATACTTTCCTCGGCAAAAAAGGAACTGTATTTGTAGAATCAACAAGTTTCAGTGCCGATGCTTCAAGCATTGTTCAGCAGGGAGACTTGATCCAATTCTCTGATTCAGAAAACAACCTTGTTCGCGCTATTGTTCAATATGCAACTCAAGCAGGTGGATCTGCTAAGACAAGAATTTATCTTGACACTGCTCTTCCTGGCGATGTTGTTAATACAAGTATCGTTCGTTTGAGACCACGCCCAGAAAATACTAATGCTGGAACTCTGCTATTCCCAACTGGAAGTAAGCAGGTAGAGAAGATTTCTGCTGGTGGAGATGATACTAAGATTAAGTATTACTTCCGCAGAGATTTTGTAACTACAGCATCTACTTCTGGTGGAACCATTACTTTTGCTGCTCAGTTGCCATTCGGAACACAGAGATTTGCAAGATTTACCGAAGAGAATTACATTGTTACTGTGCTTGATCCAGGCGATGCGCCAAACATCGAAAAAGGAGACATTGTTTATATTCCCGAAGATGCTGTAGAAATTTCTTCTTCTACAGATACAACCAGTGGTCTTACTTCTGGTAGCATCAGTCTTCAACTCACTTCAGATTATTTTGGAACTATTCCAACTAACGGATCATTCCCCAAATTAAAACTAACTGCAACTCTCGAAGTATCAAACGCAAAACCAAGACTTAAGACGGCAGTAAGAAACAAGAGAATTGTTGTTACATCTGCTGGTGATAGAGTTATCCCACTAAGAGGATCTGATTACGATACAGAGGTTATCGAGACCCTATCTTACTCAGACGTATTCAAACTTAGATATGTTTATGAGGGCACCCCATCACAACCACCAGAAGTTGATACTGCTGGTAATCTAGTTACTGGAACTGATGTAACTTCAAGATATACATTTGATGATGGTCAGAGAGATACTGTATATGATGTTTCCAGACTTGTGCTGAAGCCTGGTTTTGAAGCATCTGTAGGTCAACTAGTTATTGCATTTGATTACTTTGAGCAGTCACAAGGAGATTTCTGCACAATCGATAGTTATCTACACGAAGCAGGTGTTCCTGAAGACGAAATTCCATCGTTCAACTCACCAGTTCTTGGTAACGTAGAACTCAAGAATGTTATCGATTTTAGACCAAAGGTAGATAGTAATGCAATTATCCCTGGATATTTGGATAAGTCTCTCCTAGAAGTTACAGAGGGATCATTCTCTGGATCTGGTGCTGTTATTTCAAGCACACCTGCTCCAGATCAAGGAATTGACTATACATTCTCGTTCAGTCAAATTCAATATCTAGATCGTATCGATGGCATCTTCTTAAACAAGAAAGGAGAATTCCTGATTAAGGAAGGCAATTCTTCACTCAATCCAACCAAACCAGATCCTATTGAAGACGCTGTTCCTCTGTTCTATGCATACATCCCTGCATATACAAAGACCAGCAGAGATGTAAGAATTACACCTGTTGATAATCGCAGGTATACAATGAGAGATATTGGAAAACTTGAGAAGCGCATTGAGCGTCTTGAGTATTACACAACTCTCAGCATCCTAGAGCAGCAAGCTCTGAACATGCAAGTTAAGGATGAAGTTGGATTAGATAGGTTTAAGAGCGGTTTCTTTGTTGACAACTTTGAAGCACATAGAGTTGGAGATCTTGTTTCTTTAGATTATACGTGTTCGATTGACCCACAACAGTCTGTTCTTCGCCCACAATCAAAAGAAGATTGTATCAAACTTGTTGAAGTAAATGTAAGAGAGGACCAGAGAGCAGTATCTGGATATAAGAAACAAAATAATGTAGTAACTCTTCCATACTCTCCATTGCCTCTTCTTGGTAATGAGTTTGCATCATCAAACATAAACCCAAATCCATTTGTGGTTCTACAGTATGTTGGTGATGGTGAACTATCACCTTCTATTGATCAATGGTATGATCAAAACGAAGAGCCACTAGTTGTTGATACCAACACCAGTCTTTTCAATATCTTCCTTGCAAAGGAAAACGTCAAAGAATCATTTGCAAGCATTCACAATTCATTCATTGTTAACTGGGTTGGTTCTGCACCATCATTTACCTCAATCAATTCTCTTGGCGAAGTAAACACTCAGCAGGCATCAACAAAAGTTCAATCTGCTTCTGTTGCGAGTTCTTCCAACATCAGCCCACAAAATAATGATATTGGTAAGGGTGTTCAAACAAAGAATGTGAGAGGAAACCTAGTTTCAAATTCGCTTTCATTCTTTGCTAGAAGTGTTCCTATTAAGTATGTTATTAGAAGAATGAAGCCAAATACCAAGATGTATCTCTTCCTAGAAGGAAGAAATATTGATCGTTGGGTAAACCCAGACCTACGATTTACTGGTATTGCTGGAAACTCTCTGTCTGCATTCAACGGTGGAATTACTACCGATGAGTATGGAAATGCTAGCGGTTTGATTATTCTTCCCGCTGGTTATCCACCACTGGAGAATGCAACATGGAAAGGAAGTGTTGATACAGTATCTTATGATACAAATGCCGAAGAAGTTTCGATCACTGCTGGAACTCTGACATTTAGATTTACTTCAAGTGCAACAAATCAAGCAAAAGAGGGAGTTGATAGTTACACCGAAGTTAAGTATTATGCAACTGGTATCCTCCCAGAAAACCCAGGAACAATCGTTTCAACTAAACCATCTTACTTCAAGTCTAATGAAGGTGTGCAGTTGATCGAAAGCAATACTGATAATCCAATTAGACCAAATCCTCTAGCACAAACATTTAAGATTGAAAACTTCGAGGGTGGATGTTTTGTGACTGGTGTTGACCTCTACTTTAACAAGAAGAGCAGCAACATTCCAGTAAAGACATATATCACTAACGTTGACGCAGAAAAACCAGGCAAGAATATTATTCCTGGTTCCGAGAAAGTTCTACCACCAAATACATTCCTTAAGTGCTACACAAACGGAGATGTATCTGTTTACAAAGGTGAGAATGTAACTGGCGTAAGTTCAGCTGCATCTGGTCCTATCTTAAAGATCTTTGATAAGAATAATGTAGAACTAGTCGCTACTGCATCTGGAAAGTATAGTTTGACTAATGAGCAAGTTTATACTTTTGTTCTTAGCAATCATAATGGAAATTCATTTGTTCAGAACGAAGATCTACTCATTGCTTCTGTCACTAATGCAAATGCAACTGGAGGAACAACATCCAAAGTTACCATTGCAAAAGACAGTGGAAAAGTTTCCAAGGTTAGAGTTACTAGCCCAGGACAAAACTACAGCAGTGCAATTCTGACAATTGAAAGTCCACAACTTCCTGGCGGATCAACTGCCACTGCAGCAATCAAGGTATCTGGTGGCAAGATCTACAATGCAGAAGTATCACTTTCTGGATTTGGATATACAGAAGCTCCATCAGTGGTCGTTAAAGGCGTCGGAAATGGCGCTGGAGGGTGTGAGATCCAGACTTTCATTGAGATAGACACCCCAGCAGTTAGAATGGGCGTAGCGGTCGATAACGAGGGAGTTACGCAATCAACAACACCAACTCACTTTGCTTTTGAATACCCAGTGTATCTGCAAAATGACAGTGAGTATGCTCTAGTTATCGAAACAGATTCCACAGATTATTCTCTCTGGTCATCTAAGTTGGGAGCAACTGACATTGCTACAAGCACTGTTATTACAACCCAACCTTCTCTTGGTTCAGTATTTAAGTCACAGAATACCGAGAGTTGGACAGAAGATATCTTTGAGGATCTGAAATTCACTCTATATCGTGCTGAGTTTGATATCAGCAGACCAGCAGAACTTCTTCTCAAAAATGATAACCTTGGATATGAACTTCTACAGAACAATCCATTTGAAACTAACGCAAGTGCAAATACAAACGCAACTTCGAAGTTGTTTAAGAATAACAACTCAATCGTTAAAGTTTCTCATAGAGACCATGGATTTGAGACTGGTGGAAAGTCGTATGTATTCTACAGAACCGCTCAGGAAACAGGAGGAGTTACTGCAGATATCCTAAACGGAACTCTATTCAAAGTAACTAATAGTGGAGTTGATACTTATAACATCACATCAAGTGAGAACTCTTCCAGCAACTCATTTGGTGGCGGAACAACCGTTTATGCTTCCCACAACAGAAAGTTTGAAACATTATACCCACAGGTAAACTACCTATCATTCACAGGAACTAAGGTAGAGAATTATGTCAAGACAACTAATGTAGTTCCAGTAGATTCAAATACCACGAATTACACTTCTTATTCTCAGTCAGATTATGAGAGAACTTTCTTGAATGAACCACATTACTTCACAAACCAAAAGTTTGTTGCTTCAGAGATTAATGAGACGCTTAACAATCTAAATCAGTCTCTAACATATAAGATGGTTCTTACATCAAATCTTTCATATCTGTCACCATTGATTGATCTGTCTTCAGCAACGGTTAAGACTTCAACATCTAGAGTTGAAAATGCTGTTGGAAATGAAGATAGATTTGGAAGAAGAGATCAAGTCATCAAGTTCTATCCCGTCTATCAGTTCCAATTAGCTGGAAATGGTGGAACAGAAATTCAAGCAGGTCAAACAATCAAAGGTGCTACAACTAAGGCTTCTGGAACTATCGCCAGAGTAAATGGATCTGTTGTTTATGTTAGATTGAAGACTGCACAGTTCTTCCAAGTTGGAGAAACTGTTGCTCTTGGAGATCAACAATCACTAACATCAGTTACCATTGATTCAAACCCAGTTGAACTATTCTTCAATATTGCAGATGGATCAACTATCGTAGCAAGAAACCCATCGGTAATTCTTGAAACATATGACAACAGAGTTACTGGAAAGGCAGTTCTCTGGAATAACAAGACCCAAGAACTAATTCTTAGAGTTGATACTCAACCACTAGAGAATGACTTCACTGGAAGAATTTCAGACAACGTTGCATTTGCAAGAAATGCACAAACATCAGAACAGATTTCAGATATCTTCCGTGTTGGTGATTTTGTTAAGTATCCAGCACAAGATGATGTTGAAGCATCTTACCTAGAGATCGGATCGATTACATATACCAATGGACTAGATTTTGTTTCAGAAGATTCTTCTAAGAACACTTCAGCAATTGCTAAGTATGTAACCAAGGAAGTATCGATTGGAAATCCTGGAACTTCTATTGATGTTCGCTTGACTGCAAACATCAAAGATATCTCAAATATCAGAGTTCTATACAGGTACAAGAAAGCATCAAGTCAAGAAAACTTTGATGACATTGACTGGATTTACTTCAACGAAACTGGGGCTCCAGATGGACTTGAAATTGCTACCAGCGAGAATAGTATTTCTGGAACAGTTGAGAAGCAATCCTCATACCAAGAACTCAAGTATAGTATTGCCAATCTTCCAGAATTTGCATCATTTGGAATTAAGATTGTAATGAAAACATCAGATCCTTCATTCCCACCAAAGGTTCAGGATATTCGAGCTGTTGCATCTTTCTAATTTCCGCGTATGTCATATATCAGAGTGAAAGGATATGATGGTCTTGTTAGAGATGAAACTACAGGTGCCATCATCAATCAGGACGATTCTGCTATTGCTGCGAGGAGAAAATCTAAACAGTTAAGTTCCGCGTTGGAAGACATAAATATGTTGAAGGATGAAATTTCTGAGATCAAATCCCTACTTAGAGAGTTAATAAAAAATGCCCGCAATTAACGTCGCCAGAACAGACACCTTTGAAACTCAAAGGCAGAAAATTAATCAGATTGGTGAATTAATATTCAATGTTACATCTGGTGGAAGTGATCTTGCTACTGGTAATCTAAAGTTAGGTGATGGAACTGTTTCTGCTCCTTCACTAGCTTTTGACAGTGATAACACTCTTGGTTTTTATAAACCATCGCAATCCGTTGTTGGTTGGGTATCTTCACAGAAGAAGTTATTTGATATCACATCAAATAATTTACTTTTCTACAAAGACTATGTTGTAAGGCAAGAATCTATTTCTTCTACTGGAATTACATACAATGATTTTGGTAGTGGATATGATTCTGGATCTTATCAATCTGTATTATTAACTGGTGGAACTGGATCTGGTGCCACTGGAGATTTTGAAGTTATTGAATATGATGGAATTTTGTCTCCTGGGTCTGGATATTCTGCTGGAGTTTATAGCGGCATTCCAACAGAAACTGATGGATCTGGAAGTGGAGCAGTGGTTACCTTCGAAGTTGAAGGAATTGAAGGAAATATTCTAAATGTTGGTAGTGCATATAAAGCTGGATCATATTTAAATATTCCACTTACTGGTGGATCTGGAACTGGCGCTACTGGTAATGTTGTAATTACTGGAGACCAGTCTTTTTCTGGATCTATTACAAATCCTGGAAGTGGTTATACTCCAGGATCATATAGCAATGTTGCTTTATACAACAACCCGATACAAACTTTTGTTGTAACTGCAAATGGAACTACCAATTTTATCTTCGATGGAGTTCCAAGTGCTACATTAAATTTATTAAATGCAGGGACATATAGATTTGATGTTTCTGATCCATCAATGGCATCCCACAATTTAATTTTTACTACTTCTGGTGGTGGATTTATTGGATCACAATTTTTTAGTTTAAGCTCTGGAAACTACGGTCAACCTGGAGGATACGTTTATTTAATTATTACCGAGTTAGCCGCAACTGGGGCATATGCATATGACTGCGGTATTCACCCAGGAATGACTGGTGTTTTTAATGTAAGTAATAATCCATCTCCAGGAACTTATGGAAGATTTGCTCTTGCCGATCTTACAGTTGATAATGGCGGAGTTGTAACTAACTTTTCAATAACTACCACTGGAGTTGGATATAAAAGTGGAGACGAAATCATCATTAATGATAATTTTTATGGAGGATCTGGATTTTTATATACAATCAATTCGGTAGCATATACTGGCATTGTTGATAGTTTTAGTATTAGTAATAGTGGTTCTGGATATTTGACTGGTGACACCCTTTCATTTTCAGATGCATCTGTCGGATCTGGAGGTGGATCTGGATTTTCATTCATAATTACAAATAGTCCAGGAGTTCCTTTATTATTTGATTTTATTGACAGAGGAACAAATTATAACACTGGTGATAAAATTACATTACCTGGAGTAAAATCGGGAATTTCCACAACATTGCGAGGTGTTGTATATGGAGTTTCAACAACACTTAGCACTTCATCTGCTCAAATTTCAGTTACTTCAACATCTGGCATTCTTGCGGGGATGGAAGTACTACAAACTGGAAGTGATATTGGACAAATATCTCCATCAACTACAGTTCTTAGCGTAGATAGTTCAACTCTTCTTACTTTATCACAAACACCAATTGTTGCAGGTTCTGCAGTTTTAGACTTTAGATCAGTTGGTGCATTAGATGAAATTACTATTCCAAACACAAATGGCATTGTTCCTGGAGCTGCTGTTATTCAGACTGGCGGATCTGGAACTCTTGGATCTGGAGTTATTGTTGCTAGTGTTTTAAGTTCAAATACTGTTAGACTGTCTACAAATCCACAAATTGCGGGAACAGCAACACTGTCATTTGCTCCACAGTATGGAATTCCAACTTCAAATCTTGAATTTACTGTTGGTGATCTTGGTGTTATTGATGAATTTGTTCTTGTTAATGGTGGAATTGGATATAGTGTCGATGATATTATTTCTGTTAATGCAGAAAATCTAACTTCTACTGTAGACTTTGTAGTTACAACAGAAACTATTCAAGAAATAACTTTTGTCACCCCACCGCCAGCAGGAACATTTTTAGTTGGCAATTCAATTCAAGAAAGAGCAGGAGGAATTACAGACGTTTCTATTGTTACTTCTGGTCTAACAGAAGTATCCCAAGCAAACCAAACATATACAAACATATCTGCATCTGGTGGATCTGGTTCTGGAGCAACTTTTAATATTAACAGAGGTCCAGATGGAGATGTAATTGCTGTTTCCCCAAATAGTCCTGGAGCTCTTTATACAACTGGCAATACCCTCACTATTCTAGGGTCTTCCATTGGATCATCATCTCCAGCTGGAAATATTACAATAAATGTAAACAGTGTAACATCATCAACTACTTTACAAATTTTCAAAGTAGAAGAAAGCGGTGGAAATACAGATAAACTGACCGTTGTTTCTGGTGGATTAAATGATGGAGATGTTGTATTAAAAGTTGGATCTTCAACTCAATACACAATTGATACTGCTTCGGCATCTGCATATAGATTTTTTATTGATTCTGTCATTACACCCGATTTGACTTTATATGCTGGAACCACATATAAATTTGATTATTCCGATTCTTCAAATCAAATAGCATCATTTGCGTTTAGTACTTTTAGAGATGGAAATAAATCTCCAAGTTTGGTTGAAAACGTTAGTACTATTTTAAGTACTTCAACATCTCAAATAACCGTTGCAGATACTTCTGGAATTGTTTCAGGAATGCTAGTTACAGTAGTGACAGCAAATGGTGGTCAATTACAATCTGGAACTTTCGTTCAGAGTGTCGATAGCGCAACAACTCTAACACTATCAAAAGTTCCACTCACATCTGGATCTATTGTATTGTCATTTGTCGGAATTTCTTATACTGACGGAGTTCAAGTTTTTGATGATTATCTAACAATAAAACCATCTGAAAATACACCCACTCTGTATTATTTTGATTCTGGATCTATTGTTGATATGGGAGGCGCTGATGGGGAGGAAGCGGCAATTACTATTGATCCAAATAATCCAAAAGTATTTGGATCTGGATTTAATTTTAAAGTTGTAGTTCTCGAAACAGAAGATGTTATAACTGGAAGTATCTCCAATGGAAATGTTAATGCAATATCTTTTAGTGGAACATCTGCCAATTTCAATGATGTTACGGTATCAAACACTCTAGAATCTGATACAGTTGTTACAACTAACTTCGAAGTTACTTCTATTATTTCAAGTGACACATCTAATAATATTTCACTAGAAGCTTCTTCTTTTGATATTAATAGTAATATCACTGTTAATACAAATAAAGTAACGATAAGCAAACTCAATGGAGATTTAACAACCACTGGAGTATTAAAGACTACAAATTCTTTAAATATAAATGATAAGATTACTATTTCAGATAATACCATTTCTGCTTCCGCTGGAAACGATATTAATATCTCCGCACCAGCAAATAGAGTTGTAAAAGCATCTGGAACTTGTGCATTGGTTATTCCTGTTGGAGCAACTACAGATAGACCAGGACCAGGAGTTGTTAGTGATGGTGCTATCAGATTTAACTCAACGACAAATCAATATGAAGGTTATAGATCATCAACAACTTCTTGGTCGTCTTTAGGCGGCGTTCGTGATATAGATGGAAATACGTATATCTTAGCTGAACTAACACCAGCAGCAAATGATAATACATTATGGTTCTACAATGATGCAAAAAACACCTTCAAGTTTACAACTTCATATCTAGAATTTACAGAAACTAAGAAGGTAAGGTCTTTAAATTTAAATACACCATCTTATATCAATTGGACAGCAAATACCCCAGTTACTGTTGGACAATATTTAAAGTATAGACATGATATATACGAAGTAATAAGTTCAGGAACTACAGCATCAGCTGGAAATGAACCTAACAATACAACTGGAAACACATTCCTGAATGGATCAGCAACACTACAATACTTCACAACTGCAGTATCATCCCTAACCTTTGAAGAAATCTCAGAGATCAGAATTGGACCAAATAAAAGCGTTCCAATGTTATTTGAAGGTGATCTACGTATTACTAAAAACACTATCTCTACAGATCTAACAGATATTACTTTTAGACCAAATACAGGAAGAAAAATTGTATGTGATGCCAGAACTCATTTAACTATTCCATCTGGAACAGAAAATGAAAAGAGCACTGGAACTGCTGCAAATGGATCTATCAGATTTAACACAACAATTAAGCAGTACGAAGGTTTCAGTTCAGATACTGGAACATGGTCTTCTCTTGGTGGAGTTCGTGATGTTGATGGAAATACCTATATTATTCCCGAGACTTCTCCAGGGACAAATGAGAACATTTTATATTTCTACAACAATAATATCAATACACTCAATCTATCAACCACTGGATTAGATTTTGCCAATGTTGATACAATAACATCGACTGGATCAAATTCACTTGAAATTACTGCTTCATTGTTTACATTAGATGCGGCAGCAACATCTATTGATAACACATCAACAACTACAACATTTATTAGCACAACAAAGGAAAATCTCGATCTCGGTCTATCTTCTGGATTGACTAATGATGTTGTTCTTCGCCTAAATGATGAGGGAGATGTTTATTTTAATACTGGGTTTGGAAGCGGATCCCAATCTTTGGTAAGAGTTTTTGACAAAGAACTAGCTAATCTTGAGATTGCAAAATACAGAATTAGCACAAGTTCATCAACTTTGATTAAAGGAACAACGAATAACTCTTCATCTGTTATCTATTCTCCATCAACCGAACTCTCGGCAAAAGTAGAATTTGTAGCTCACAATACAACAACTGGAAATAAAGAGATTATCGAGTTTTCTGTTATAGATAATGGCACAGATATATTCTATACTGAAATTGGAACCATTCAAACAAGTGGATCCATTGTAGATTACACACTTGACTTTAATGTAAACGGTGCTGTTAGACTATCTTATTCCTTAGCAAACGCTGTTGCTAATGGTAACATTGTTAATGTAACTGTTGTTTCAAACGTAATTAAGAAATAAAATGGCAAGCAATCTAAAAACATTCGATTCTACTGGTGGTGTATCTGTAGATACAACTACAATTGTTGATGAGAAAAAGAATTTTAAAAATGTCAATTCTATTGAGATAAAAAATTCATTTTTTTCAAATGCAAGGACTACAAACTATGTTCTAACTGGGCAAGATACAGCAATTTTATCTCTAGATAATATTGCAGGAACAATAATTCTGCGTCCATCTAGCGTAAATTTTATAAACACACATATCGCAGCTGTTAATACCACTGGTGTTGGAGTATTGACTTTGAAATTGGAAAGTTCAATTTCTTGTGATGCCGCTGGAGTAGTTACAGAACTTTCAACTATGGAAACAGTAATTAGGGATGCGGTTCCAACTGGAGAAGATTGGGATGTTGTTCCATATACTGGGGGATCTGCTTATAGGTTTAGCTACTCGACAACAAAATCAGGAACTGGAGCAGTTTTAAAGTGGTTTGCATCTGTTCAAGTCGTTAGTATTGATTGGACCTAATGCTAAATAGATAGAGAAGATTTGCTGTTGGTAGGATCCAATGAGTTTTCAGATTAATTCGGACAAAGAGATTATTGCTGGTTTAAAAACCACTATACTCGGTAGCGATGAAGTTACTATCAGGTCTGGTCCTGGTAACTTTGAGACTGAAATTTTTAGAGCTCAGTTAGATCCAATTACCAGATTACCTCGTATTGGTATTAATAGAACTGGAAATCGAATAGATCAAATTGATATCGTCACTCCAGGTCAGGGTTACACACAACAACCAACCGTAAACATTGCTCCACCACCTGCTGGAGGACAGCAAGCATTTGCTAGTGCTGTGATCAATGATGGTGCTGTAGTTGGTATTCTTGTTAATGATAGCGGATCTGGATATATCACTCCACCAACAGTTACTATTTCTGGTGGAAATGGTGGCGGAGCAACTGCAGTAGCAGTTTTAGATACAATTGATTTTGAACTTGATGTTAATGGTGCTATCAGAACATCAACTTCAATTATTTCCGATACTGCAAGAATTTTAAATATTGATATTGATAATGTTGTGACCCCAGACTTGGTTCTGAAGGCACCCAATCTCAAAACATACTCCAACAACACTGGTTCTGTATGGTTAGCAAATACCATCGTTGATGAGAATGAGTATCGTTATTATGGAACTAATGTATACCAAACACTAAATAGAGGAACTACTGGCGTTACTCCACCTATTCATACGAACGGAATAGTATCAAATGGAGACATCGAATTAAAGCATATTGGTATTCGTGTAGATGATCCAGACGCCTATAAATATGGAGAAACTCCAGATGGTGGTGAATTTCCTCGTTCGATCACCCCATTACTTGGAGATAGATCAGATAAAATCGCTACAACAGAATATGTTCTTAACCTAGCAACGAATGACGTTGGTGGTCGTGTTTATGTTTCAGAACAGATCGGTAACGATTTTAACGACGGAAGATCTGCAGTTAATCCAGTTAAAACAATTAAAAGAGCAGCACAAATTGCTTGGAGCACTCCTGGAGTAAAGGAAACTCTAATCGTTGCTGGTGGTAACTATATCGAAGATAATCCAATTTCACTGCCACCAGATTGCTCGATAGTTGGTGATAACCTTCGTTTGGTTATCATGAGACCATTGAACCCCAAAAAACACATGGTTAAGTTTGGGGATAAAAACTATGTTATTGGTGTAACATACCGAGATTATGTTGACGCTGCTGATCGATCAGTACACACATGGGACTATGCCATGGTGTTTGACGACAAGCAGAGAATTACATTTGATGCAACTACTGGCGGTGACTTTCCATTAGATCTTCCAATCGGTCATCAAATCTTTGGACCACAAAGATTTAGATCTTCTTTTATTTCAAATATTGGCGGAGACCAGTTAACTGCTGGTCAAATTCTCATCGGTTCAACATCTTCTGCTGAAGCTGTTGCCCTGAATGTTACATTTGATGAGACAGATCCAGCTGAACCAGACGCATTTGATGAAGGTCAATTAGATTTCAAAATTAATGCGGGATCTTTCTCCAACCAAGATGTTTTCAAATATGGTGGAATAGGTTCAAAGTTCTATGTCAACAACACTTCTTACTTATTAGGAGATATTGTTTGGACACCAGAATATACTTATGAAGTAACAATTGCTGGATCTTCTCCAGCATCTGGAGCTCCAATTCACAACAGTGGAGCTGTTACTATTGGAACTGTAGAACTCACATACCTAAGAGATACTTACAGATTTACTTCTGCTGATGTTAGTTCAACTAGAGCAGAGGGAGAAGTTGTATTCTCTGCTAACGATGGTGAAGATGTTGCTTTACCAATTGTAAGAATTGATTTTACCAAGCAGGGCACATTTACGGATGGTTTTGGTGGTAATGATGACGTTGGTGGTATTGTTTTCTATACAAACCAACTATTAGGTTTCCAGAATATTCATGATTATAAAGAAGGTGATGAAATTTATATTTCTGGATTGCCAACTGCTGCTCCAGATCTATCCATGCTTAATGGATATCAGAGAATTTATAAGGTTCTAGAAGATGCTGATGGTCGTTCTAGAAGATTTGTTATTCCCAAGAAAATGCCTGCGGCTGAAGGATATCCAAATGTGGATGATTTTGAGCCAGGAGCAAACGCATTTGTTCGCAGTGCATCAAAATCCGTAACTCTTTCTCTTCTTAACTCACCATTTGAATTCACAATGGCTACTCCTGTAGCCAGAAGATATCAAGATGCTTGTCTCCAAATTAGAAACAATTTGGACTTTATTGCCGATGAAGTTGTAGGTAGAATTAATGAAGAGTTTGCAAAATTCTATTACTCTGTATATGATGTTCAGGTTGTCAACGGTGGGTCAGAGACAGAGTTTAAAATCTATCTAGGAACATCAACATACGTTCACACATATGTAAGTGGAGGAACCGTTACATATGGTGGAAATGTTTATAACATCAGCAATTTTGAGTGGGATAACTTCTCCACTGGAGTAGCTACCATCACTTGTGATTTAATTGCAACTCCACCATCAGAAGATGATATTGTTAGATTGGATAATATTCTTATCACATGTAGTGAGGGCAATAAGGAGTATCCAAGTTTCAGTATTCCAGTAAGTGATGATAAGTGTCGTAGAGATATCAAGCATTATCTAAATGCCATTATTAGAGACCTTGAGTTTGGATCAAACTACAATACAATTGAAGCAGCGAAGAAGTATGTTTTAGGTACACAGATTGGTCTTGTAGACACAGAGATCGTTCAAACAGTTCGTGCTCTAGAATATGCTAGAGAGCTTGCAGTTTATGCAATGCGTAAGTGGAGAACTGGTGCTGATGGATATGGATCAACATATGTAAAACAGTATACCGATCTCATTCCATATATCGATCCCACTGTTATTGATACTGACCCACTTGTTGAAACTGTCTCATGTGCCAATGTAGCAAGTGCTATTGATACTTTGGCATATTTATTTGTTGATGTTATAACAAATGATGCTAGTGGAAGATATCTTGATGCTGGGTATTTAATCGCAAGAAATAGAGATCTAATTGCTGATGAGGCATATGGATTAGCAATCGCTCAATATCCAGCACTTGGATTGGATAATATTCAAGAAAGAAAGTGCCGTAGAGATATTAATTATGTAATCACAGCATTGCTGAGGGATCTTATTCTTGGTGGAAATGCTGGTGTTGTTGAGGCAGCAGAAGCATACTATTCTGGAACATCTTTGGTTGGAATTCCAGCTGGAGAATTGGATGCTACTGTATATGCATTCCAGCAAGTAAGAGATCTTGCTATAGCGGCGATGCGTAATTGGTCTGATGGTGCTGGAAATGCTATAACAACAACATCTCCAATTCCTCAGTTTACAGATAGCGCAATCATTGCCGATCCAGCATCTCCAGATTGTGCGGATGTTGCAGCTTCTATCACTACTTTAATGGGAGTATTTGAAGATATTCTTGATGGGACTGTTGCTTCTGGTGGAACTACAAAAACATATGGCACTCTATTCGCCACAGAGAATATTGTTACATATCCAGATTCAACAGCATATGATGCTGATGGTAGAATTTTCACTCCAAAATCTTCGTATGATGATTACCCAATTATTGAAGCTTCACCATACACACAGAACTCTTCTGTAATCTCCTTCCTAGGTGGTAGTGGTGCTCTTATCGATGGTTCGAGAGTTAAACAACCAAACTGCCCCAAGCCTGGTTTAGAGGCAAATGGAAATGCTACTTTCCCAAATCAGGGTAAGTCAATGGTTGCATCAGCATTTACCATTGTTTCTCAAGGTGGTAAATCCGTAGGATATAAGATTATTGAGGACGGTTATGTTCAGTTGGTTTCTGTATTCTGTATCTTCTGTGCCGATGGAGTTCTATGTGAGAGTGGTGGATATGCTTCTATTACAAACTCAGCAACAAACTTTGGTATCTATGCACTGAGAGCGACTGGTTATAGAAGAGAAGCATATAGCTTTGATATGGGTTATGGAACTGGTGAAAATTACACCAGAGCAACTGTTGTAAATATGGTTGCAACATTAACCAATAGAACTGAAGTAACAGTTAATGGTCTCGGCAGAGCTCCACTAGAGCATTACATCTTTAAAATTGATGGATATGATAATGAAAACCCAGAGATCGAATACTTCATTGATTCCATTGATCCAACTAGTGTAACAAGTAGCGCACCATTTACAGCAAGATTTGTTCTTTCCGATGGAACTGGAACTGGTCCAGCATCATTTAAGGATAAAGCAACTGGTCAGATAATTTCTCCACCAGATCTGGTCGATTATCACCAATCAACATATGGAACTATCCCAACGTTTAGATTGCATAGACCATCTATCTGTAACTCATCATCACATACTTGGGAATTTGCTGGTTCTGGAACAGACTATAATGCTCTACCAGAAAACGGCGGTGTTAAAGTAGAAGCAAATGAGCAGGTATCAGAAAATTATGGTAGAACTTATGTTTCTGGAACTGACGAACTTGGTGACTTCAAAGTTGGAACATTTGCGAAGATTGAGAACAGAACTGGTAACATTACGTTCACAGGTACAGTTACAATCTCGGAAGTTGAGTTCCTCAAGCTGAAAGGTGGTGATGTTGTTGTTACTGGATTTGATGCATCAAACACTCTAGGTGGTGCAAACGCATCTAATACAAAACTACCAACCCAGAAAGCAGTCAGGGATTACATCACAAACAACCTAGGTCCATATTTAAACAAACCATATTCAACAAACCCAATTCCAAGAGCTCTTGTAGAACTAACGGATAGTGGTAAAATCTCTGAAGACCAACTTCCTGCTGTAAAACCATTCACCGTTTATACAGTTGCAGATGAAGACGAAAGATTGGCAATCGAAGGTGCTTTAGCTGGTTCTATTGCAATTCAGCAAGATACTAATGCATCATACATTCTAAACAATGATGTTGATAGTCAGTTTGTATCATTTGATGTAGATCCGACGATCCAATTTACTCTTGGGGATATTTTTACTGGAGAATTCAGAGATGATGGAGCAACTGCTGGATCTGGATCACGTATCCAAGCAACAGAATATCGTCAAGGTGTTATTTACAGTATTGTATTAGATGATCCTGGATCTGGATATGTTACAGCACCAGTTATTACTATCACTGGAGGAAACCCACAAGCAGGTGCAGTTGCGGCACAGGCATCTTGTACTATTGCTGGTGGCGAAGTTGTAACAGTTACAATTGAACTCTATAACGGATATATTGGAGGCAAGGGTTACACAACTCCACCATCTGTCACATTCTCAGCCCCACCTGGATCTGGAACTACAGCACAAGCGACTGCTCTAATCGAAAGCAGATTGTATGGAGACATTGTTAATTCTATTAAGATGCAGGAAACTGATAGCATCCTAACTAGTGATACACCTCCAGAAAGAATTCCAGTTGATAGAGTTGTAAATACTTCTGCAAGTGATCCAAACAACTGGGTATCTCTATCTACAAACACCATTGCTGCAAATGATATTACATCTGGTGTTATCTCGACAGCGAGATTGGCACTTAATAACGCAGCAGCAAACTCATTTACATTCCTTAGAGGCGATCAGTCATATGCCTTGGCAGTTCAGTCTCTAAAGGGTGCAGAAACAAGATATTTTGCTGCTCTATCGGTAGCTGGAACTAATAATTCCCAGACTTTAGAATTTCCAGCAAATGGAAACTTTGTTATTGGTCATAAACTAATTGAAAGAACTGGAATTCCAGCCGATACTTATATTAGTGCTGTATTAACAGAAGGAAATACAACAACACTGACAATCAGCAATTCATTAACAGCAACTCTTCCTCTAGGAACTGTTCTAGAATTCAATAGAGGTTCATCTCCTGTTGTATTTGATGCTTCATATACTCAGGGTGGATTTATTGATGATGTTATCATTGCAAACGGAGGAACTGGATATGCTCCAGATACTGGAGGAAACGGTCAATTCTTTGATGTCGCATTGAATGCTCCATCTGGAATACCTGGAACTGGACTAAAAGCAAACATTGTTGTTACTGGTGGCGTGGTAACTGATATTGTTGTCACAAGTTCTGGATCTGGATATACAACCGATTTCACTGCTGTGGCGCCAGCAGTTCTTGGAGCTGGAACTGGACTATCACTGGCATGTAAATTATCAACTGTTCAGAGAAACTATGCTAACGTTTCTATGGATATTTCTAGAGCTGGTGGTGAGGGATCTACAATTAGCACAGACCCATATGGAACTGTTGGTGTTGCTAGATTTAAAAAGGCGCAATTTAAGATCGGCGTAGACGGAAATGGATCTATTGAACTTAAAACTGGTATTGGTAGTGGTCTAAATGCTGACTTCTTAGATGATAGAGATGGACTTTTCTATCAAAACGCATCCAATATGATTCAGGGGGTTCTTCCATCTGCCAGATTATCTGGATCATATGATATTGATATTTCTGGTGTAGCAGATTTTGCAAAAGTTATTGACGTTGACATTACTGCTGCAACTACGCTGCAAAGTCCAACTTTATATAACCCTGGTATTACTGTAGAAAACAAATACAATAATGCAAATATCGCTGGAGAAACAACAGGATCACTATACTCTGCTTGGCCAGAAGTAGGTTTACAAAGTTCTCAACCAGGAGGAAATTCTGGAAGACATATCGTAATGACCTTAAGACCAGGCGGTGTTTCTGCTGACACAAGCTATGGTGGTTTAAAGCAAATTGCTTTCCCAGATGATAACAGCATTGGATCAAATATGTATATTCGTGGCACTGGATTTGGTGTCACATCATGGAAAAACTGGCACAAAGTATGGACATCTGGTAATGATGGTGTCGGATCTGGTCTAGATGCTGATAGATTAGATGGCAAACAATTGTCATGGGTAACAAATACAGTTCATTTAAATTCAGGAACTCTGTTTGATAGAAGACTTCCAACCTATCTGTCAACAAAACAATTTGACACAAGGATTGAAATCAGAGAACCTCTAGCGACCTCATCTAATGCATCATTGAATGGAAAATCTGCTTACAAAATTCTCTTTGATGGTGTTAATTTAACCGATGCAGAGTATGGAAGTATTTTTATTGTAGGTAACACCGTTGGTCTCTACAATAATACTGGAGCTCAGTCTTTAGGAGAATTATACATTGTATCAGTTGTTCCAACAACTAATTCAGATTCATCATTTGTATACACAACGGTAGTTGGTGTGCTTGTAACTGGAACCACTCTTGATACTTCTGTTAAGGTAGGACAAGCATCTTCAAATGCAGTAACAAAATATGCTAACTGGACTGATTATTCGTTGACAGATTACAACACTGGAGTTGGAGCAACTCTCGAAGTTGTGTCTGGAACAGCAAATCTAAAGTTAGGAAAAAGAGCAGCTGGTAACAGCTCAACATCTCCTGGTATTTACTTTAGTTCTAGCTCATCACCAGCACCCAACTACAACTCAGCTATTGTTGCTGGTCAGGGAACTAATGTTGATGGAAGTGGAAACCTAAACGTAATTGTTGGTTCAACAACGGCGTTTACTGTAAACAGCAATCCAGTCTACCACCAAGGCAACACGGTATTTACAGACACTATTGGTCAATCAACGTATAATGCTCAAAATGCATTGACATTAAGAAATGCGGTAATGCGTGATGCTACTGGTAGTTTCCAAGCACACAGAATTACCCTAACAACTTATACAGACCCACAAGGAAATGTAATTGAAGGACTGATAGTTGGTGCCGCATCTCTGAACGTCAAAAAGTCTGGTGATTCCATGACTGGAACTCTTCAGATCTTAAATTCTGGATCTGGAGCAACTTCAAATCTATATGTCGATGGAACAATTACAGGTCAAGAAGCGGTAGCATTTGCTAAAGGTCTAACTGTTGATATAGACACTCTCGTTGTTAGTGATACAAATGATAGAGTTTCTATTAACCAAGCAACTCCATCAGATGGTGCTGCTCTGACGATCGCAACAGAGGGTCTTTGCATTAAAGGTAAAAACTTAGCACATGAAGCAAATTCTCTTAGGATTGGCGAAGAAGGATCTGGCGCGGCACAAATTCGTGCATATGGTCCTAATGCTACCACAAATGGTAGTCTCACAATCAGAAGTAGTAGAAGTGACGGAAGTAACAGTTTTGACTTAACTTTTGGAACAACAGGTCATCTTACACCTGGAACAGATGCTTCGCAAAATCTTGGCAGTTCTTCCAACAAGTGGAGTATTCTTTATACAAACACCATTCAGGCGAAGACAAGCATTTCCATTAACGACTATCAAACAAATGGAGGAGCTACTTTACTCTTTACTGGCGCAACTGGTGGAGCATCAGCAGATCCAAGCATTGGTTTGTATAACTATAGACTATCAAACCAAGTTGTTGGTGATGGAATTTTTGCTATTCAACCAAATATTTTCAGTGGCGGCAGTGCTGGACCAACCAGTTGGGATACTTCTGCACTAGCAATTAGAGGAAAAAGAGTTGCTATTAATACAACCGCTTTCTCTGGAATTGATACAAGCGGAGCTTCTCCAGTAACTAGAAATTATAGTCTAAACGTTCAGGGAGATTTCAACATTAATGGATTTGTTTTCCAGAACAACGAACCATTTGTTACTTCCAGATGGACAGAAGCAACTAATGGATTAGATATCTACAGATTGTCTAAAGTCGGTATCAATAAGGCAAATCCAACATATACATTACATGTTTCTGGAAATATGAATATTGAAGGAACAACAATGACATCTCAAGCTGTTGAAGAAACAATGTTTATCAACGGCGACAGACAGTGGTTGGATCCATATGGAGTAATGAAGACAAACCGAAAGGCAATTAACCAATCTATCACCATTCCATCGACATCAAATACAATGAGTGCTGGTCCTATCACTATAAATAGTGGAGTAATCATCACCATTGATAATGGTGGCGTTTGGACTATAGTTTAAACTACCATGAGCACTTTAAGATTATCCGAAATACAAGGAACAGCACAGACAATTACTATTCCATCTGGGCATCAGTTAGTTGTTCAAGGGAATTTTAAGGTTCCAATTTGGACAAATGCAGCAAGACCAAATGTTCCTCAGCAGGGTTTTATTGGATACAATTCAGAAGAAGAAGTTTTTGAAGTATATAATGGGACCGAATGGGTTGCTGCTGGGGCTGGTGGAGCTCCAGATGGATCAGCCGCTGATAAAGCTGCTACAAGTGGTGTTGAACTTGTTACAAACTATCCAGCAAAAGGAAATGGACTTTACTGGATTAAAAGCCTAGCAATGCCAACTGCCAGACAAATGTATGTAGATTTTATTGAAGATGGTGGTGGATATGATTTCTTCTATACTACCAGTGGTCCAAATATCAGTTATGTTACAGATAATCATGCTGGTGTTTCCCTTGGACTAGAACTCTGGGAAGGTAGATCTGTAAACTGTTGGAGAGCTGCTGCTAGAGCGGTTCAGGCTTTTGACAGTGGAAATTTTGCTTCTTATTGGGAAGGATGTGGGCATGTTTACAAACCAAGTGGTGGTGGAAATTATACTGGATGCATCATGAGAAGTAGCTACTATGGTGGAAATAACTGCGGTGAGTGGAGAGTAAAGAGTGGTCAAAGATGGTGGCTTAGAGACAGCACACACTCAGAACCAAACGGTGACTATAACGCTAATGGTTTCCTAAGAATTTACGGCGGCAACAGACCCAATGGAACAAATATTGATACAAATATGGGATTTAATGATGGTGGTGCTTATTCTATTGGAGACAGATATTTACTATCTACAAACACAAAACTATGATGTGAAAAATTGATTTAAATATATTTTATGAAATTAACATTTGATGCTAAAAACACAAAAGTATATGATGAGTTTGTATCCGAAAAAGATTTTTTAGAAATATTTGACTTACAAAATTTTCAACCATATGCTTTTCGATCTTCTCATGGGGAGTGGAACAAGGTCTGGAATTTATCCGATGGTCAAATTTTGATGGGGAAAAAATATCTATGGCCATATGGAAAAGTTCCACCATTAGATAAAATGGAAAGATGTCTAATTCCTTTTATAGAAAGCGTAAATAAAACAATAGAACATTCTGGATTATTTGATGTAGAACAAATATCTACAATTAGTTTAACACCATATTGCTGGCCAGCAGAAACGGGATTGAGTTGGCACAATGATAGCAATTATCTGGGTGCATTAACTTTCTACTGTCATAAATATTGGTCGCCAGAATGGGGAGGTGAGTTTATTACATGCGAGGCAGACGATTATATTATTGAGAATAAAGAAGACATTACATGGAAAGTATTTGATAATCAAGAATTATACGACATGATTATGGATAAAGGTAACGGTAATTATTTTTATCCCAAACCAAATCGCGCTATCCTAAATAAGGGTGGAACGTCTGGAATTCTTCATAAGGTAAATAGAAGTTCTAGGAATAGTTCCCCAAGATTAACTTTACAATGTTTTATTAATAAAAAAGATTGATATGGACCATGAAAATTTCGAATTATTTCCAACAGTAGTTTCTAGATATCATTATGATGACGACAAATTATCTGCCATTCATGATCTCGTAAAAGAGATAGCAGAAAAACATAAAGAAGGAAGCGCAGAGTTTAGTGAAAATGTTAATGATCCTTCTCTAATACATTACTACAATCAATCTGGATTGTCAGTTTTGCACGAGTATAAAGAGTTGCAAGAATTTAAAGCATGGTCACAGGATTGTGCTAGACATTTTATGACCGAGGTTTTAGATTATCAGATAGAAGAAGATAATAAAATTTTAATTACAGATTCTTGGGTAAATATTTGTGGTGAGAGAGCAGGTCAAATAGACCACAATCATCACAACTGTTTAGTTGCTGGGACATTTTATGTTCATAGAGAAGAATGGGTCCATGCTGGTATAGAATTTTACAAACAGCATATCGAACTTCTTCCAGTTTTAGCGCACAAAAGACCTTCGAATGATAATTCCAATAAATATACAAGAAGGATGGAAACATTGTATCCATCATCTGGAGATCTTTTACTTTGGTCCTCTGAATTACGCCATGGATACTATGGCATGACAAATTTCTGGGCAGGTAGAACTTCCATTTCTATGAATTTTATACCGCAAACAATAGATAATGGTAAATACACTTTTACAATAAAGGAACGCTAACAATGACAATGAACTTTCCAAGAAAGAGATCTAAATTTCGTGAATGGTCTGATGCTAGAAACGAGCAGATCAAAAAATTTAATGAAGCTCGTGGTTTCTCATATGGACCAATTGAAAAGCAATTGGATAGATTGTGGCATGATATGAATGATGATATTGTACCTGGAAAGGGTGGAAAATTTTATACTTGGATTGCCTCCAAGAAAGCACAAATTCGCCCACCATTTGATATTGAAGAATATCAAAACTATGATTTCTCACAAGAGGAATTTGAAGAGGATCTTGACTGATAAATAGTTTTACTAAGATAATAAACCATGTCCCAACTTAATGTAGGAACTGCGAACATCAGTTCTATTTTAGTTTTGCCAAAATATTCAACAAGTCAATTGCCATCTGGCGTGCAAGTTGGAACTGTTGTTTACGACACCACTGAAGAAACGGTGTTAGTTTGGGATGGTTCTGACTGGATTGGTGTTGGTGGTGGTGGTGGTGGTGCCACTGGTGGATCACTTTCATCAGTAAATGGTTATAATGTCCACACTTTCACTACAGATGGTGCTCTACAGGTGGAAGGACAATTAACTGTTGATGTTCTCTTAATTGGAGGTGGCGGCGGTGGTGGAACTAGAAATGCTGGTCCAGATTCTGGAGGAACTGATGGTGGATCTGGCGGTGGCGCTGGAGGATTTGTCCAAGTAAGTGGCATGATTTTAAATGCTGGGACATATCCAGTTCAGGTTGGTGCTGGTGGAACAGGATTTAATAATCCTGGAAATCAACAAAATGGAACTCCTGGTTCCGATACTAATTTTAATGGTCTAGTAGCATACGGTGGAGGATATGGTGCTTCTGGTCCTGGCAACCGTCCTGGTGGCAGTGGTGGTTCTGGTGGTGGAGCTGGAGGTGGTGGCGGAAGCCCTGGATCTGGCGGCTCTGCTACTCAACCTGGAGCTCCTGGTCAATCTGGAACCAGCGGATATGGATTTTCTGGCGCACCAAATCCAAACGTAGCGCCGTATACTGGATCTGGTGGAGGTGGAGCTGGTGGAGGTGGGACGGCTGGGGGAAATGGTAATTCTGCTCCTGGTGGTAATGGACGTGCTAGCACTTTTTCTGGAGGATCAGTAACCTACGCTGGAGGTGGCGGAGGAGGTGGTGGTTTCCCGTCACCAACTAGAGGTGGCAATGGTGGTTCTGGTGGAGGTGGTCATGGCGGTGAGGCACCACAAAGAGTTGGGGATGGCGGTGGCGGAGCTGGCACCAACGGTCTAGGTGGCGGCGGTGGCGGCGGTGCTGGATCCAGCTGGCCTTCTGGTAGAGGTGGAAATGGTGGTAGTGGCGTTGTAATTATTCGCTACTTACCATAACACCATATTCAGGAAAATACAAATAATCGATATCAGAATTTTTTAAAGTTCTGATTGCATCTTCGGGGGTTTCTGCAATACATTCACCAGCAAGGTTGAAGGATGTATTGAACAAAATAGGAACCCCTGTTTTTTTATGGAAAGCATTGATAAGATTGTAATAGTATTTGTTTTGCTCTTTAGTGACTGTTTGTATTCTGCAAGTTTTATCCACATGAGTAATCCCAGGGAGATCATCCGATAAAACATTGACAGCATACATCATAAAAGGACTTTCTTTTAGTCCTCTCATATCAAAGTATTGATCAGCATATTCTGCTAATACTGTTCCAGCAAACGGTCTAAATTCTTCTCGTTTTTTTATCTTATTAATTTTATCTTTTGCATTTGGATCTCTTGGATCATATAAGATCGATCTATTGCCAAGTGCTCTGGGTCCTGCTTCAGACCTTCCTTGATAGATAGCAACTACTTTTCCAGCGACAAGAAGATCAGCAACTTCATCTACAGTTGTGTGGTTTCCTGTTGGTATAAAATCTCTCTCTGGTCCAAGGTATAAACTTTTAAGAGTTCTCTTTGTTGTGTCTCCAGTTTGTTTGTGCCAGATATACTTAGCAGCTCCAATTGATGTTCCAGCATCACTAGAAACTGGTTCTATGTACAATTTAACATCATTTGGCAAAACACTGAGGTAATAGTAATTTGCTACACAATTGAGAAAAAATCCACCAGATAAGCATACATTTTTACATCCCGTTTTTTCAATCATGTCAATAATATATTGACCAACATGTTCTTGTGTTTGTTTTTGTAATGTGTACGCAAAGTTTGTTTTGGTATTGAAGTCATTAAGGTTGTAGTTTATGCCAGTATCATGTAAGTTCTTACCAATGTAAAAAAGTTTGTTATTAATCAAACCATTCTGATATATTGAAATTGGTAATTCTTTTCCATAAGATGCTAGTCCCATAACCTTCCCAGCATCCAATTCATGAAAACCAAATGCCATTGATGTTTTTTGAAATGCCATCCCCTCACCAAGATTATTTGAGATATGAGTTACGCCAAATCTATGATTTGCTTGAAAGGGAACGGCAACATGTCTATCTACAATATCAAATTTAGCAGGGTATGATGCAATAAAAGTGGTTGATAATTCTCTACCATATGTTCCAGACTGAAATAAATCACCTGTCAAAGGAACATCGGATCCCATACCATCCTTTACAATACAGATTGCCTCATCAAATCCCGAATTATAAAAAGCATGTGCAGCATGTAATTTATGGTGAGATAATGATAGATCATATACACTGATGTCATATTTGTTTTCTTTGGTTTTCACATATAAACTATAAGCATCGTCCGATACAAAACAATCTACTGGCGTTAATTTACCGACACCAGATATAGAAATTGCATCAATATTTTTAGTGTCCAGATCTGTTAAGCACTGAAATGGGAAGGAATCATATTTTCTACCAGAAAGTCTTTCATTCTCAAGGTGGTAGACAATTTCCCCATTTTCGATTAAAGTTGTTGAAGAGTTATGCACTCTGCTTATACCAAGGATTTTCAAAGACATCTTTTGGAGGGCAATAAATATTATAACATAGATTATGGTTGATTATGGCACATCAGACAATTTGGTTTGAGACACAAATACCAGAAGAATTGGTTGATCTAATTGAAAGAGATTGTCAACCATACGATGAAAATAATTCATCAGCTCACATTCTAAGTGGAATAGATTTGAATGTGCGAGATAGCAACGTATCTTGGATAAATGATAACCATTGGATTGTTAATTTTTGTTTTGCATATGTGTTAAAAGCAAATCAATCAAATTGGCAATATGATATTACTGGGGTTGATGGTGGAGAAATGCAATTTACCAAATATGAACCTGGGCAATACTATCATTGGCATCAGGATTCTGGATTAGAATCTTTGACTGATGAGGGATGTAGAAAGTTATCGGTGGTTCTTCAATTGTCAAATCCAGAAGAATATGCTGGAGGTGAATTCCAGTTAATGAATGAAGCTGGAAAAATATATATGGCTCCAAAGAAAAGAGGAACGTTGATTGTATTTGATAGTAGAACTAAGCACAGAGTTAGAAAAATAGAATCTGGAATTAGAAAATCGTTGGTTGGATGGATTGTTGGACCGAGGTGGAAATGATGAATAATGACTGGACATTAATGGTATTAAAAAATTTAGCAATAATTGAACCACTAAAAGAAAATCCCCCGTTGGATAGGGGAAGATTTGGATATGACTTAAAAGGAAAACTGTCTACATGGGATCAAAAAGAGGGTCAAGTAACTGGAAGTTTATCTCGCTACAATCACCCAAAATATAAAGATCTATATTACGCAGTAAAATCTACCGTAGAAAATATTATCCAAGAAAAATTATATCCGACATATTACTATGATAGATTTTATTTTAAAAATCAAGATCTAAAGAGACATGTTGATAGAGAATCTTGTGAAGTAAGTGTCTCTATGCATATCAGTAGTAATGCTTCGTATGATTGGCCAATTTATTTTGAGTTAGAAAATGGGGAGATACATGAATTAGTAACTAAGTCTGGAGATGCTGTTTTATATAAAGGTCATTTATTGCCTCACTGGAGAACCCCATTAAAAGGAGATAAAGATACGTACTATCACCAGATATTTTTCCATTATGTTAGAAGGGACGGTTATTTCCTACAACATGCCTACGATAGTTGCATCTCCAGCACATAAATACTTGAACCAGAGTAGTTTTTATCTTTAAACATGGCACACTATGCAAAATTAAATGATGATAACGTGGTCATTCATATCAGCAAAGTAGATGACTTTTGGGAGTTGACAGACTTTGGTGAATTGGATGAAGAGAAAGCCGTGTCTAAACTAAAAGAATGGCATGGACAAGACACCAGATGGAAAAAAACTTCATACAATAATAACTGTAGACGTAGATATGCGTCGATTGGTGGGTATTATGACCCAATTAACGATGCGTTTATAGATAAAAAACCATATGATAGTTGGAAATTAAATCAAGATACTCTGGTTTGGGAACCACCAATTCCTATGCCGCCAGCTGGAGTTGGATGTTCTTGGATATGGAACGAAGAATTTTTGCAATGGGACAAAGAAGATCAATGAAAAATAGATATGAATTTGTTGGATTGGACGCAGCAATTAATTTATTGAGACCAGGAGCTAAATGGTCTTTAAATCATGGAAACTTTTGTTGGGATGATCCAAGACCAGTTCCAACCAATGAAGAAATTGCAGACACTATACGAAAAATAAAAGAGTTTGAAGAAAGTATAAATTACATTTTATTGGAGGATTATGATATTCATGATCCTGCACAATCAGAAGGAACAATATTACCATAAATAAAAGAACACACCATTCAAAGTGATAACTATGGACCCCGCAGCACTTAAGGCAAATTTCGAAGAACAAATTGCTACAACAGATAAGCAAATTCGTGAACTAGAAGAAAATCTCCAAAAGGCAAAAGAGTATAAGATCAAACTCCAAGGTGGTCTTGAAACTCTGGGACTTCTAGAACAAGAAGAAGAACCAGAAGTATCTCCAACTGAAGTAGTAGAATAATCCTAGATCCCTTCTTACTAAATATGTAAGAAGGGATTTTTTGTGTGTAATGGCATCTCCAAATTCAAGGTCTGATCTTATCACATACTGTAAGAGACAGCTTGGTGAGCCTGTCCTTCAGATCAATATCGATGATGAACAGGTAAACAATGTTATCGACGATACCATCCAGTTCTTCCAAGAGAACTGCTACAACGGTATGGAGAGATGCTATCTCAGACATGAGTTGAATGCTGATGATACTGCTAGACTTGCTGGCAAGGTAACAACATCAAATGGAACAACAAATTGGGAAGAGGCAACCAATTATATTCCAATTCCTCCGCATGTTGTAGGTATCACAAAAGTATTTGGATTGGTCAGCAACTCAATCCGTTCAAACCTTTTTGGCGTTGAGTATCAATTGTTCCTGAATGATCTATATGCATTCGGGTCACTTGATATCCTCAACTATTATATGACCAAGGAATATCTAGAAACTTTGGATATGGTTCTCAACAATGGATCATTCCAGCAGTTCAGATACAACATGCGCCGTGATCGTTTGTATCTTGACATTGGTAAAGAGTTTCTTGATGAAGGTAAGTATTTGTTGATTGAGTGCCATCGATTGGTCGATCCAACAGATGCTACTGAAATGTATAATGATATGTTTGTGAAGAGATATGCTACTGCTCTAATGAAGAAGCAGTGGGGTCAAAACCTAATCAAATACAATAACGTTCAACTGCCTGGTGGTTTGACACTCAACGGCAGGCAGTTGTATGAGGATGCTATCGGTGAGATCGAAAAGATCGAAAGCGAAGTCCTCAGCAAGTATGCAATCCCACCTATGGATATGATCGGATAAGATGCCTACTAGTCCTTATTTTCCAACCTACTACCAAGGTCATCCTGGGGAGCAAAACCTAGCACAAGATCTTGCTGACGAACAGATCAAACTGTTTGG